GGCTTTAATCGAAAAATACGACGGGCGAATGTCATTAGCTCAATTTTGCGGGGTTCTTGATATTGTAAAATTCAGCTTGTTAACTGGTCACTCTGAATAATTAAACACAAAAGAGGTTAATAGAATGAATAACAACCAGTTGAAAAAGCAAGCGGCAGAAGAATTTAACAAAAAGCGTCAAAAGCGCTTAGATTTAGAGCAAGACAAAATTAATAACCCCGAAAAATACAGACATAAAAGCAGCTATGACGCATTGCGGCATGCTATGTTATGGGCAACAATCGCAGCGGCAAAACAATAGAGGTTAATAGAATGAACTGGATCAAAGTAAACGAGGAATACCCATTGCTTAACGTGCCGATACTGGCGCGTACAGCTAATGACTACGGCTATGGACATATGTTTGAGGTATTCACGTTTGACAGCAACATGTTTACACAAGAAGAAGCTTGGATGATTTTAATCAACGGCGCTTTTCAAGAGTGGTTTAAAATACCTGAATAACTTAACTTAACGATGCTTGTCCAAAGGGGGCAAGCACAAAAAAATAGAGGGAATAAAAATGGAATTTACAACGAGAGAATATGCAAGAATAAACAATGCAAAACTGGTTTGTATTGGCAATGCCAGTGCGCGTGTAATTAGTGAAAGGGAGGCAACATTGGATTGCACGTTTGGTGACTTTGGGCGGGTAGTGGCTTTCCTAGAGTTAGAAGATCTAAAGGCAAGCCACGACGGGAAAAGAACCGTTCCGGCGTATCTTATGGAGAACTGTGGGGTGTATACAGTATGCTAAAAAGGTTAGAAAAGGCGTTTGTGTTTGTATGTTTCATCTGTTGGGGCGCTGCTTTGGCGCTCCTTTGGATGGTTTAAATGACAAATAAAAGGCAAAAAAAACCGCTATACACAAGAGAGGGAATGTATAGCGGAAAAGGAGGAAGCAAAACAAGATAATGGTATCAGTGTTTTGTTGTTGTTTCAAGTTATTACTTAGTTTTCTTTTTAGCCTTGGCTTTCACTTCTACGATCTTGCCCGCATCAAGCAGCGAGGAAAACAATTCTTTTTCGCCTTCACACTCGCCATTGGCATCAAATAAAAGGCCGTAAGCCGTGGTGTTTGTTTCTTTGTTTGCTAGTTGTACTTTCATAATTTACCCCAAATTAATATTATAAAAGGCGCTTATAAAACGCCCTTTTAATATAAACTATTTCTAGTTGTTTAATGATGTTAAACGAGCTAAACCGCGACGGTTAAAGTTAGCAAAGTTACTGTAACTTTTAACGCGCATGATACTCTCATCTTTGGTGTCCATGATACCAACCGCTTCAACTGCGATACCTACCGGAGTGCCTGCAGGGTGAATCATAGATTGTCCGATTTTGCTTGATCCATCGTCCCAAACGCCAGCATACATTGAGCTAAGCGCACCACCTGTAACCGCTGCGCCATTGGCAGTTTCAGCAACAGATAAGTAGTCATTTTGGAATAATGGTATACCGTTATACACATCAACATTACGAGTACGACCGTTACCCATATCGAAAGCCATTGTCTCATTTACGCCACCTAATGAGCGCACTAATGTACGATACGCGCGTAAAATTTTACCCGGTGCCATTAGATAGTCTACTTCACCATCTTTAGCCTTAACTAAGTCTAACAGTTCATCCATTAATTCAAATGATAAAGCTTGACCCGCTGAAGCAGTGGTAAACTGTCCAGAGTCGCAAAGAGTATGCAAAGAGTTAAGATTTGCGCCTGTGCCATCGCCTGTTGCAATGCCTTGCTGTAGTTTACGACCGATTGACTTAGCCTTTGAGCTAACTTCAACAGCCATTTGATCTACGCCTGCACTAGAAGACTGAGCAGCGACCAAACCGTTTAATTCAGCATCACCGATAGTAGTGGTTGAAGTGAATACTTGCTGTGTAGTAGTGCTAGCCGCTTTGGCTGTGATAGTGCCGCCAACTGCTAAATGTTGTGAATCACCTAACGCATTCTCGCGGTTGTGAATTAAACCTTGTCCTTCATATGAAGTCCACGGGATAACCGCCCATGATGGGGAGGTGGTGAAAATATCTTCTGCAACACCTGAGATCAAGTCGTTGTTAATAAGTTTTTTAGCTTCCGCTAATGTTTGAGTAGCCATAATTTTTGCCTTTGTTGTTGGTTTCAAGGCAAAAAAAAGATGCCCCGATAAAGTTTTAATATCGTTAAAGCACCGCTTTTATTTAGTAAGTTGTTAGCCCTACACTGTAAAGCTAACTTGTATTATAACATTTACAATCTATTTGTAAAATAGCTAATTTTTCATCATTGAAGCAAGTCCCGCTGTGATTTTTTCGCGGCTAGTTTGAATGCCTTGCCCTGCCGTTGTGCTGTTATTGCCTGCCCCTGCTCCACCGTTAGATTGAAGTTTAAATATCTCTGGTTGAGATGATACAAACTCATCGATAGTTAAATTCCCATTTGCACCCGTGATTATTTTATCACCGTCTTTAGCAACTGCTTGGCCGTTATCAATGCTAAATTTTGTTTTAATCTGTGCCATGATTGAATCATAAGCATCTGGGTTTATCTTGTGAGTACCAAAAGCTTTATTTGCAGCGCCTTCTATTTCGTATTTAGAAATAGTACCCTCGTGGCTGCTAGATAATTTGTCGTACTTGCTAATTAGCGCTTCAATTTTTGCGTCATGATCTGACTGCATAGCATTAGTGTGCTCAGCTAACAATGTATCAAACTCGCCCTTATCAATAAGTTCTTTATTGCGTAACGCGCGTTCTTTCTCCATTGCCGCATTATATTTGTCTAGGTCAACATCTTTAAAGGCTTTCGCCTCTTCCATCAATTTTATGTTTGACTGTCTGAATTCATCGACCTTGCTTTTGTCTGTCGCGCCCTCGACTTGCAGTTGATAACCGTCGCCCGCTTGTGCGTAAAAAGTTTTTTCTGCTTCTGAAAGTTTATCGAATTCTGTTGAGTTTAATTTATATTTTAACATTTTTAATCACCGATTAAATATCACCCATCACTGACGGGTATTTTGCTTTAAGTTGATCGAGCGTTAGCGCCTGATCTCTGTTGTTGGTAAACTTATCTAATGTAAGTTCACCGCTTTCGAACAAATTATAGCGAGTTTTTCCAAGTACTTCTAGCTGAAAGCCTTTATCCTGTTTTTTGAACCACTCGTTATATGTTTTGCCCTCTGAAATTTTAGAGGCTAACTTGCCATCTTTGATCTGTACATCTTCTGCGAATAATGGCGCTGTTGTCGATCTACAATTAGGATGTGCCGGTGGTAACTTGCCTTTGCCGATCTTATAAACTTTACCGTCTCGACTTCTGCAAATAGGGCTTGTGCGCCCGTCTAAAGTTGACACCCATTCGTAATAAGGCACAATGTCGCTGTTATCGTCGTATAACTTAGCCCGCGCAACATTTGAAGTATGATTAAGCGCTGTTCTTACCATACGTTCTGCGCTGCTTCTTGTTACGTTTAAAATACCGTTTTTGTAGTTTTGCGCCTTAGTGCCGACGATATCACGTATTATTTGCTGTGTTGTTGCGCCCTCATAAAAACCCATTGAGACAGCGCCCCTAACGGCTTTTGCTTGCTCTTTCGTGAAGTCTTTTAAGTAGTCTTTTAACAGTCTATTATTAAACGGTCTAGCATATACCGCCGCTGCTGTTTGATGTGGCGAAGGTATAACCATCTCAAAGTCTTTTATTGCTGCCGCTGCGAATTGTGCCTCACTATCTGCGAACAGTTCGATCTGCTCTTGTAGTCCGTCAGTAAACGCGCCTAGTTCCTCTTTTAACGTGTTTTCAGTAAAGTCTAACAGTGTTTTGATCCGCGCCTGTGACGTTACCGTTTGCGTTTGCGTTAGTTTAACGCGCAAGCGCTTAGCCACACGGCGCAGAAAAGCATCTACTTTGTCGGCTTCACCGTTGTAGTAACTTTCCAAGTAATGCGCGTGGCGGCTTATTTTGTCTTTCTGACTAGGCACTAGGCGACTTCCCCACGGTGTTGGAAAAATAGCGGGCGGCGCTGATAGTCTTAACTGCTACCTCACCGCAATTGCATAACGTGCTTTTACAGTCATCTTTTACTAGACGTTCAATGATTGCGCCCGTTTTACATTTAAAGTTGCGGATCTTCTTCATCATCTTCACCTAAGTCGAAATCATTACCGGTTGTACCTATTCTATCGGCCTCATCTTCTGCGCTGATGTTTTCGGGTAGTAGCTCGCCTTTAACCAACAGACTTAAGAAAGAATCTAAACTCATGCCGCCTGACTGGTAAACCTGTAAATATGCTAACAGCGTTTGGGAATCTAAATTAGTGTCGATGAAGTCCCTATTTACTTTGTATTCTGGTACTGTTGCGCCCTGCCATTGGGCTAGTATTTCCAGTAGCGCTTTCATTGTGCTGTCAATAGAGTTGGCAAGCGTTGAAAGTGTAGCTGTTTCGCTTGACGCCTCTATTCGCGCTGTTTCTGCCGCTTTTACTCCATTACTGCCGCCTAATAACATTTTAGCGCCTATGCTCGCCATCGTTTGTACGTTGTCATCAATAGCTGATTTTAACGCACCTAAACCTGCCCCGCTAAACTCTAATAGTTCCGCTTTTGCGTCCGTGTCTTCTATGTGGTTGGCGCTGCCTGCACCTACCTTAATTTGCTTTTTATTACCGTTTTCGTCGCGTAAATCACCGAATAAAAACAAAGTCGGCAGCGCTGTCCAGTGTAAACCGTGGCGCTGGTCTGTACTCATTCTATATTGATCTAAGTTTACATTAGCTAAGTGGAGCAGCGTTGGATCTGCGTCTAACACATCAGAAAAAACAAACGGGATACTATAAAGCGCCTCACCTCTGTTAGTTGGCGTTTGCGTATCAACAATAGTAAAGCCCTCATTTCCTTTTCCCTCTCGCCATAAGTTTTGTATATAGCGCCCGTCATCATCAAAAGTAAGCTCTAAATACTCGGTTTTTGTTTCTTGTTCGTACCTGTCTTTCTCGTTTTGGATCACGTATTCTTGAGCCAAAATAATATAGTCAGCCGATACGTTTATAATATTTTCTTTTGCGTACTGTTTAACTACTGCCTTATCTTCAAACTCCACTAAATAGCCCGCACTGCCTGCGTACAACAATTCTTTGATCATGCCCTCGACAAATTTATTACAGCTTGTTTTATGCCCGTCCATGTCATCAACCAAATAACTTAAATTACCAGTTGGTTTAAACTCTGGCGGTTTGCGCATGATAGCGCCACTTATAGCCAGTGCCGTGGGTTCAACAGCGGGAACTATGAAACCGCGCGACAAATAAGCATT